GCCGAGCCTGTACATCGGCTGAACTTTCCCTCGTCGGGCTTGGATGCCCGGCTTCTTGGCACGGCTGCCGTTAGATGATCTTACCTCCAGCCTTCTGCGCTATCGGTGCGTCTATGAATTCCCGGCTCCTTGAAATCCGCGAAGCGATTGACGCCCATTTACGGGCGATTCTCAATCTACGCGCCGAGGAGTCGGTAATCATTTCCGCACGGTTTCGATTGCCCGGCCCGATGCTCGAATTCGACGCAGACGGACGGACAATCCGATGGATCGGCGGCGAAGTAGTTCTCGGTAAAAAACCGTACAAGTTTGTCAAATCGCTGTACGACGCGGACAATCACCGCTTGCGAATTGAAAAGATAACACGAACCGTTTGGGGCGGTCGGTACACCGCACATGCCACGATCAAGATGACAGTTAGCAATCTTTGTCGTCAATTATCAGCGGCGAAATTTCCTTATGAAATAGAGAGCGTAAAGAACAAAATGCGGGTTGAAAATGTCAAAAATCCGGTCTCCGGTGAAATAAAAAAAATTATTATTCAACCGGAAATTAAAGGGTTTCGGCTAGGTGTAAAAAAATAATTTTACAAATTTTACGGGCTAAAAAAACTTTTTTGGTATATTCCCCGCATCGCTAACCGACATCCAGTTACCTTACACGGCCCGAACCCCGCTCTAGTGGATTTCGATTAGCGATCAAGTCTTACCACACGGGGGACGGGCCTCCTTTTTTACACGGAGAAAAAACTATGAACGACGAAGACGATTGGGACGACGACGACCTCGACGACGAGGACGACGAAGACGAAGACGATTGGGATGACGAGGATGAGTGAATCCTAAAACCGTTTCGTGTCATGCCGAAACGGAGGGGCATGGACGCCCCATTTTTTGCACACTAATTACACTCGGAGGAAGCTATGAAACTTCAAACGAACGACCGGTATTATACCGTTGCAGATTTAGCGGCGTTGCTGAAAAAGCATCCGGTTACGATCCACCAATGGATCGCTGACGGACGTTTGCCGAAGCCGTCAAAAGATGGGCATCTAAACGTCTGGAAGAAATTCGACCTCGATCGTTGGCTCTACAACGAAAAGCACTTGCGATAACCGCTAACCCCGAAAGGAATCACATGCTTGTTTTAACTCGCAAAGAAGGCGAACAAATCCATATCGGCGACGACATTATCGTTACCGTTTTAGAAATTCGGAGCGACCGAGTAAAACTCGACATAAATGCACCGAAGGACGTACTGGTGCTTCGAAAAGAACTTTTGAAACGATCAACACTCAAACAACAAAAATCTATTCCTATGAAATTCACGGATGCGGAAACTGTCAAAATGTACAATTTTGTCGCCGAGATGGCAAGATTATGTACATTTTGTGATCTGTTGAAACAGGCGGGAAAGGCATGTGACGGTTGCCGACACACCGAAGCCCGGCAAATCGTTGAACGGATTGCCGAGCGTCGAAAAACAGTAACAGAAATTCCACGCCATCATTCGAATAGAGACGAACCACTTGACCACTAACCCAAGAAAGGAACCGTTTCGATGACCGAAAACCTTTACGAAAAAATCCTCATTGAGGAACCATTCCCCATCTATCTCGAAAAGAATGATCAGTATCTTTCCTCGCATCAATTGATGGACTTTGCTCGATGCCCGAAACTTTATCATCTGAAGAGAACCGGCGCATTGACGGTCGACCCCAACAAAAACTCCGCCGATATGATTCTCGGACGAGCGGCCCATACGCTCATCTTGGAGGGGCGTATCGTGTTCGATCAGTCTTATGCTGTTGGCGGGCCGATCAACGACAAAACCGGTAAGGAGTTTGGCCGCGAAACGCAAACTTACGCCAAGTGGCTTGCCGACCAAAAAGCGGAAAAGGGCAGTGCTCTTGAGGCGATCACGACGGACCAATGGTATGTCATATCAAACATGGCACAATCCGTTAAGGCTCACGTTGAAGCATCAAAGTTGCTCAAATGCGGTGTGGCGGAACGAGTCGTTCGAACCAGCCTTCTCGATGTCCCCGTTCAAATTCGTATAGATTGGCTCACCGTCAATGACTTATTTGTTCATATCGTCGACTTGAAAACGTGTAACGATTTAGACGCCTTTGTTTACGATGCCAGAAAGTATTTATACGGCATCCAGTTTGCGTTTTATCGTACAGTATTTGAGGAAGCGTGTCGGGTCGAATACGGCCAACGGTCCCGCACGCAATTCTTCGCGATAGCCGTGGAAAAGAAAGAGCCGTTTCGCGTCGGCTTGTTCGAAGTGGCGGACGACACATTAGACCGTTACGAAAAAAAGAATGCCGAACTCATTAACACCTTTCGTGAGTGTAGAAACACCAATGAATGGCCGACGCTTTATGAAGATGTTCGACTTCTCGAAATTCAATAACCGTTTCAAATTTTACCCCCAAAGAAAGGAGACAATCCTATGCCGTCATCATTCCCTGTTACTACATGTTTAGGTATGATAATTTCGTCCAGACATGCCAAGGAGAGTATCGACGTACTCAAGAAAGACATCGACAAGTTGGAAGAAGCGATTTCCCAAGAGAAAGACGCCGGAGCCGCCATTGCCGATGAATTGAACCGCCGTGTTGCCGATGGTGAAATTTTGATCTACTCACTATCCGCCGACGACTCCCTCACCAACACGGCGTATCGTCACAGCGACGACACACAATTTCGTTTTTGTCATCGCGGTCTTGTTTTTGCCCAAGAGAGCGCAACAGATTACGCAACTGTTATCCATTGGGTGTACAAGTTCAACTATGGCGAGCCGAACGAACTCCTTTGTAAACGACAATTCTAACCCCATTAAACAAACATGACACTTTCACAGATTCAAACCGGCATTCAGAACGAACCGTTACGGATGCTCATTCACGGAACGGAAGGGATAGGGAAATCGACGTTCGCATCGAAGGCACCCGATCCGATTTTCATTCAAACCGAAGACGGAATCGGACAACTCGATGTACCGCGTTTCCCTCTTGCAGAAAACTGGGATACTGTTACCGATAATTTGGATTCTCTTATAAAGGAGAAACACAAATTCGGTACAGTTTGTATTGATTCGGTGGACTGGCTTGAAAAATTGGCCGTTCACAAAATCCTTGCGGACTTCAAAAACAAAACGACGCTTGCCGATTTCGATTACGGAAAAGGCTACGCCATACTGGTCCCGCTTTTCGAGAAATTCATCCTCCAACTAAATTCGTTGCGCAAAACAAAAAAGATGAATGTTATTTTGATTGCGCATTCGAAAATGGAGAAAATCGAAGACCCTACCGGAGCATCCTACGATCAGTATTCTCCCCGTCTTGACAAGCGAATCAACGGTATCGTCAAAGAATGGCCCGACACCATCGGGTTTGCCTCCCACCATATTCGCCGTGAAGAGGAAAAGGAGGCGTTCAAAACGCGAACGGTCGCCAAGACGATCAAGAGCGATGGCAACGACCGGGTGCTGTTTTTGGAAGGCACCCCCGCTATCGTTGCCAAATGCCGTTACAAAATGCCGAGCACTATGCCGCTTGACGGAGACAAGTTCTTTGAAGAGCTTTACAAAGTGTCGCCCGGCATTGTCAATTATCAAAAGTAAATTTTCGTTTCAATAACCAAACACCTTAACAGAAAGGACATTACCATGTCTATCAATGATTTTTTGGGATTCAATCCCGAATCCACCGAGTCTGCCGATTCCTTTGAAGGGCGGCAGGAACCGCTCCCGGAAGGCGATTATGAAGTCGTCGCATCCGAAGCCGTCAAAGAAAAGACCAAGGATGGCCAAGGCTGGTTTTGGAAACTGGTCTTCAAAGTCATCAATGGCGATTACGAAGGCCGTGAAATCGTTCACCGATTCAATATTTGTAACAAAAGCGAAGCGGCTGAACGCATTGGACGCAGTCAGATGAAACGCTTCCTCGAATGTATCGGCAACCTTCGACCGGAAAACGAGGATGCAATGACGGGTATCCCGTTTTTTGTGTCTGTCAAATGCAAAAAAGCGTCGTTTCTCGGACGCGACGGCAAAGTGGTTGACACGATCAACAATGAAGTTACAAAAATGAATCCGATCAACGAGGCAACCGCCGCCGCAAAGGAAACGGCAGCAACGGAAGACGGAGCCGACAAGTCTGCACCCCCTTGGAAAAGAAAGGAATCGGCATGATTCTCGTCGGTGTTGATCCGGGACAGAAGGGAGCGATTGCGGTGTTCGGCCCCGACGGGCTGGACATCCGCGATCTCAAAAAATGTTATTCCGTTACAGGAAATTTTAACGGACTCGATCCGGTAAAATTTTCCCGGCTTATTGATTCGATGATCCCTTACAATCCGACAAGCGTTATCGTGTATTGTGAGGAATCTATTTTGAAATCAAACACCGGGATCAAAACGGCAAGATCGGTTTATGATTCCAGGGGCGTTTTACGGTCGGTATTTTCGTTGCGAAATATCGAACTCCGATTTGTTGCACCGGTAACTTGGAAACGCTACTTCGGCCTCTTGAAGAAAGACAAGGAGGCGTCGATTGAAAAAATACTCGAATTCCATCCGGACTACCGGCATTTATTTTACAAAAACTCCCGACGTGGAGGTGAGATCGCTCTCGATGGCCGCGCGGAAGCGTGCCTGATCGCTCTCCATAGTTGGAAAAAAGAACAAAACAAAAATGGAAACAAAAAATCCCGCAGATAATTTGAAACGCGGAGAACCGCGTTTAGTCAAACTAGTCGACATCGACATCGATCCGGACATTCAAAGCCGTGCAACCGGATTGAACTCCGAAGTCGTTGCCGAGTATGCCGAGCGTTTCAAATCGCTCGCAGGTCTCGACGTTCCGGACGATTGTAACGAAAATTCCGTTTCGGCGGCGATTGAGCTTTACGATGCAACCGGTATGCCGCGAATGGAAGTTGTTACAGTCGACTACCAGATGTATTTACTGGCATCCGGGTTCCATCGTTTCGAGGCGTTGGAGAAAATCGGTTGCCAAGTGGCCCCCGTCGAAATCTACGAAGGCTGGAAAACCGAAGCGCAATATCTTTCGATGATTGCGAACCGTTCTCACGGCTTGCGGCGAACGAACGCTGACAAACGTAAAGCGACTGTAGCCGCCTTAGAACACCCCTGGACGTACAACCTCTCCAGCGTCCAAATCGGTGAGATCGTCGGTGTCAGCCATACGTTCGTCGATTCTGTACGAAAAGAACTGGAGGACGAAGTCGCCAGCTTTGCCGACGAATTCAGCCCAAAAAAGAAAAAGACCCAACCTTCCCAAACTACCCATTTGTCAGTTAGCAACGAATGCCAACTGGCAAATGGGCAAAATAGGCAAAATGAAAGGCAGGACAAAAAACGGCAAGGAAAAGACGGTAAGTTGTATCCTGCTAAGAAGTTAGGGCGTCCTGCCAAGTCGCCTCCCGCCGCTGTTGAGGAGGAGGAATGGCCACGGAAGCGAAAGAGCCGGCTCGACAAATGGTTCAAAGACCCGGAAGAAGAAACGGCCAAAAAAACCCGGAAACAAACCATCGCCGAAGCGAAGGAATTTATTACCGTCGACCTGCCGTATGACCACGAACATGCGGTTGCCGTTCTGAAAGAAACTTTCGGCAAACTGTGGTTTATGCAACTCACTATTTTCATTAACACTGGAAAAACAATGTAACCCCCACCCCCTTTTTTAAGAAAGGAACCCCCAACCATGACCAAAAAGAAACCCCAAGACTCGAAAACGGCTCCGAAGCCGTCCGAATCGCCGACCACCGTTATCGGTGCAAAGCGGATCAAGAAAAACTATCAGCTCGGTGACGACTATCGAGCGTGGAAAGAGCACTGCGACTCACTGAAAACGCAGTCCGCGTTCCATTCCAGCGAGGCGACCCGATTCCGTAACGCTTATAAAAAGACGTATGAAAACGGAGCCGAGGGATTCTGCGCCGACTGCGACGAAAAGGAATGGGAGAAAGCAAACAATCTCATTACGATTGCCGCAATGAAGGAGGACGAACGGGCCAACGCTTGGAAAGATTTTCCAATCAGCAAGTTGGACATTCCGCGTGCGTTGCTTCTCTTGGTTGAAAGAAATTTTGGCACGCTCGGTCCGTTGGCAGAGTGGGTAAACAAAGATTATCGTGACAAAATCAAAAAACTCGGTGATAAAGCCGTCGAAACGCTCCGCGATGCCCTTAACAAGGTCATTGCACCGTATCACGAACCCATCATCCAAGCCGAAGTCGAACGTGCGAAAGCCTTTGTACAATCGCTCTCAAAATGAAACTCCGTCCATACCAAGAAGCCGCAGTAAAAGCGGTCTACGATCACCTCCGTAACCGTGACGATAATCCCTGCGTCGTGATTCCGACAGGCGGGGGCAAAACGCCTGTCATGTCAACGATTTGCAGGGATGCCGTGACGTTATGGGGTGGTCGCGTGTTGATCCTTGCTCACGTCAAGGAGTTGCTTCAGCAAGCCGCAGATAAATTGCACAGAATTGCCCCGGAGGTTGATTTTGGCGTTTATTCTGCGGGGTTGAATTCCCGTGACACGAAAGAGCCGGTTATTATTGCCGGAATCCAATCGGTTTACGAACGGGCTTGCGAACTAGGGCGATTTGACCTGATCCTTATGGATGAGTGTCATTTATGCCCGGAAAGCGGCGACGGGCGTTATCGCACGTTTATTAAAAACGCAAAGATTGTGAACCCTGATGTTCGGATTGTCGGATTCACGGCAACGCCGTTCCGCATGTCGGGCGGTATGATTTGCAAGCCTGAAAACATACTGAATCATATATGTTACGAAATCGGTGTCCGTGAATTGATCCGGGATGGATTCCTATGCCCGATCTATACGCGGATTCCGGAAAGGACTATCGATTGCTCTCAAATTCACGTCCGGAACGGCGAATTTCGAGCGGAGGAAGTATCCGCGTTGTTTTCGACGGAGGAGGCCGTTCACTCGTTTTTTATCGACATTTTCAAAAACACGAAGGATCGAAACAGTATTTTGATTTTTTGTTGTGACGTCGAACAAGCGAAGTTGATTCAAAGGGAACTCGCACGTTTCTCCGAAGAATCCGTTGGGTTGATAACCGGCGAAACGCCAAGCAACGAACGGGCGGAATTGATTTCCCGTTTCAAAAATGACGGAGTCGGTCTTTTCGGCGACGTGAGACCGCTTCGATGGCTGGTCAACGTCAACGTTTTAACCACCGGATTCGACGCACCAAACGTTGATTGTATTGTTCTGCTTCGTCCAACACTTTCGCCGGGTCTTTTTTATCAAATGTGTGGTCGATCATTTCGGTTACATGAATCGAAAGAAGACGCCCTTGTTTTGGATTATGGATCAAACATTGATCGGCACGGCCCGGTTGACGCCCTTGTTGTTACCCCTAAAACGAACGGCAACGGCAAGGCTCCGATAAGAAAATGCCCCGAATGTCGTTTTGTTTGGCCTGCCAGAGTTTCCCGCTGTGCAAAATGCGGCTTCATATTTCCGTTACCAGAAAAGGAATCGAAACTGAATGACACCGCGAGCAAGGCGGGGATTCTTTCCGGCCAAAAAACCGAAACGGAATATGATGTATTGGATGTTTACTATTCTATCCATTTCAAAAAAAATTATGTTGACGGCGATCCGCGAACGCTCAAGATTGAATATGTTGTTGGTGTCAATCAATACGTTACAAAATGGGTGTGTCCAGAACATAAAGAATGGGCGTGGGAACGAAAATTCGTCCCGTGGTGGAAGCAGCATACAGACATTAAGCCGCCGATAAACGCAGACGAAGCATTGTTTTATGCTAGGCGGGGGTTTCTTGCAAAGCCGCGTCGAATCAAGGTTATTGAAACTGCCGGGCAACACTTTCCGGAAGTCGTGGAATATGATTTTGAAGAAAAGCCGACACCGCCGGACGATCTGAATTATGAATTAGCATCGAATCCAAGGACTTGCGACGATTGCGCACAGTTTTTTCAAGGTGAATGTATGGTTGAGCAGGGGACAGCCCTTTTCGGAAACGAACCTGCCTGCGACCATTTTGTACAAAAAGACCCCGACGTTCCCTTTTAGACGCCATTTGAATCGTCGGCACCCCAACCCCGCCGGTGTTCCGGCTAAATAATTTTCGTTTCATTTTTTACTTTAGAAAGGATCCTTTCCCATGATTACATCCTTAAATTCGCCTCCATTTCCCGTAGAAACGCCGTTTTTTCGTGGTTACATGGACCGTGACAAAACAGTCCCGATTCCCGCAATGCTGTTTCAGAGGCAGCCGATTCCGTTGACGAGCGAACCGTACAATGCAGTTCCCGGCGACGACGAATTCTACGATACTTACAATTCGTTTCCCGGTTTTATCGACCATATCAAAAGTATCTCTAGCAATCAACACGACCCGCTCACCGCGTGGGAATTACTGCGTCCGATGCAGATTTTCGACACCGACATCAGTTGTATTGAGGTCATTGCCGAAACGATACGGCTTGGCTTACAATCAATGCTGAACGAACTGGAAAACGCACCGGAAGCGAAACAATACTTTCGGGAAAAAATTATTGAAGCAATTTCCTGAACGAAAAACCAACTTTTTTAAGATGCAATGAAAAAAACCGCTCTTAAATATATTCGTTACGGATTGTCGACAATCCCCGCGAATAAAAACGAAAAACGACCGTCTATCAACAGTTGGAAGAAATACCAACGTCGGCTTCCTACCGCTGACGAATGGAACACTTGGCAAGCGGACGGCCTCTGTATCATTTGCGGGGCCGTTTCCGGCAACCTCCTGATGATTGACTTCGATCAACAAGGGAAAGCGTTCGAAGATTTCAAACGGGAAGTGCCACCGGAATTGCTTAATCGTTGCGCTATTGAGCGTTCGCAATCCGGCGGCATTCATATCATTATTCGCGGCAAGAGTCCCATCGGCAAGAGCCAACGCCTTGCGGTCGACGCCGATAAAAAGGTGTTGATTGAGACCCGTGGCGAAGGGGGGCTTTTTCTTTGCGATCCGACGCCGGGATACAAACTGCTCCAAGGATCGTTCGCCTCCATTCCAGTTTTGGAAGAGTTCGAAATCGAAACGCTGTTGGATTGTGCCCGATTCCTCAACCAATCGCCCCCAAAAGAACCGCCGCCAACTACCCAAACTACCCATTCGGCAGGTGCGGACGCTCCGCACCTGAACGAGAAGCAGGCTGAAAAACCTTCCACTTCGTCCTGTGATTTTGGCAACAATAATAGTAAAAAGCCCGGCGACGATTACAACGACCGAGGCGACATACGGGCGTTGTTACAAAAACACGGGTGGAAATATATCAGCCGCGACGACCAGAACGAACAATGGCAACGCCCCGGCAAAACACGCGGATCATCGGCATCACTATGCCTCCAAAAGCCGCTATTCAATGTGTTTTCAACGAACGCCGATCCATTCGATCAACGCTGTTATTCTTTCTTCGATGTGTACGCCATCCTTGAGCATAACGGCGACCATTCCGCCGCCGCAAAATGCCTGGCCGATACCGGATTCGGCGAAAATGTCCCCCCCGTCGAACTGCCGGATTTTATCACCCGCCCGCCGGGGGATTCCAGTACAAAAGCAGATTCAACCTCAAAAATCCTGACAAGCGATCCCGGACCGTTTCCGAAACATCTCCTTAACGTTCCCGGATACATCGGCGAACTTGCTAAATTTATCGACGACACATCGTTCGTTTCACAGCCTGTTTTCGCTTTGGCATCGTCAATAGCGTTTCAAGGTTTTCTGTGCTCGCACGTTATCAAAGACCCGCTCGGCACTCGCCCCAATGTCAATATTCTCTCTATCGGACGCACAACGTCCGGAAAAGAACGAGGCAGAAAAGTTATCAAAGAAATACTGACAACTCTCGGCAATCAGCCGCCAAAATATAATGCAAAAAAAGTCCTCTTTGAAGACACCGCATCATATCAAGCCATAATACGCACGTTGGACGCATACGACGGACGTATCATGTGGCTTTGGGACGAAGTCGGTAAAGTTTTGCCATCATTACGTAACGACAGGGCTTCACACCTTGGCGGTATTTTGACGCTCATTATGCGGCTCTATTCATCATCCGACAGTTCTTTTATCCCTCATATCCGTGCCAAAAAAGAAGACAACCTGCCGACAATCGAGCAGCCGCACTTGATCCTGTACGGCACGTCCGTACCCCGTAACGTGTTCGAAGGGCTATCGGTCGAGTCGCTCACTGATGGCCTTATGGGACGTCTCTTATTTTTCGAAGGAGATGATAAAGCCGATGACCGGGACGACCTTACAGAAATACCGCCGGTTCCGCAAGAAATACTCGATGGAACCGATTGGTGGCTGACGGAACAAAACAAACACATCAACCCAAAACTTCCCGTACCGAAAGTCGTTCCTGTAACTGTTGAAGCACTCGCAGTATTTACTCGACTCGCCAACCTAAAAAAGAAGGCGAAAGAAAAAGGAGATGACGTTATTCTTGCCCTTTATGGGCGAGCCGTCGAACAAGCCCGACAGTTGGCACTAATCTACGCCGCCTCCGAAAACCCGGAAAACCCCGTTGTCGATGAAAATGCCGCTCGCTGGGCATCAGAACTGATCGTATACGTTACACGCCGGAAATACTACCTTTCGACTAAATTTGTTGCCGACGAGGATTTCGACCGCCGCCAAAAAGAAGTTTTACGGTACATCGAAAGTTGCGATGGAAAATGTACCCGTAATATGCTCACGCAAAAATTCAGACATTGGGAAGGTAAAATACGAAACGCAATCATGGACAACCTGTTTGAGACAAATTCGGTTACAATTGAATATGAACAAAAAAGCAAAAAAGGAGGACCAAGAACTGGCTATGTTAAGGTCGTCCAATTTTGAGAGTTATCAAGTTTTTGCAATGAATATTACGCGGAGATAACTAAAAAAAAACTGATAATTGCCTCACTTTTGTAGTCAAAAAAGAAAAATAAAGGGTAGTTATCAAATTATCTTCCAGTTAAATCATACCGCAAAAACCTGATAACCGAATCAAGAAAACGCTTAAAAATAAGTATAATATTAATAATAATATAATTATAAGGTTATAATATTACATGTATATACTTTTATTTAATATTTCCCCCCCTTTATATACACGCGCGCAGATGACCACCTAACTCCTAAATGGATAAATGCACCGAAACCGGGGGGTGCAAGGAGGGCAAGCAAAAACGCTACAGGAACGCACAGGATTGCGCAGGTGCGTCGATTGGAACAAAGACGAGGTTTTTATCGACCGAAAAATAAAACGTCACAGAATCGACGCTAGGGGCCTTAAAATCGATTTTGTTTTTTCGAAAGGTACTTCCCAGCTCGCCTAAATTTACTGGGATGCCCGGACCCCCTCGCTAGGGGGGCATACAGTTTAGAAAAAATCGCACACACAAAGCCCGTAGGAGGCCCGTAGTGTGACGTTTGGAAAGGGAGCGGAATCAGAGGTCGCAAAAAACAATCGCCCCGTAGGAGCGAAATTTGAGGCCTTAGCGTCGATTGGGTTTTGTCTAAAATTTTCACCTTTACCCGCCATTGCTATGAAAAAATTACTTGTTTCCGATCTTGTCTCGATTCCGTGGAATCCGCGGTCGATTTCCGAAGAAGCCTTGGAATTGCTCCTACGGAGTCTTCAAGAGCACACGGCGGCTTTGCCGGAATGGAACCCAAGCGACGGTATCCGACTTGCCTCGCCGATCACCGTCAACCGTCAAGGCAACCGGATCATCGGCGGCCACCAGCGGATCGTGGCGTTACAAAAAGCCGGGCAGGACTGGATTCATCCCGACGACTTTCACTGGGTCGACCTGCCGCCGGATAGTGCCTTGGAAAAGTCCCTCGTTGTCCAGTTAAACAACCGGGACGCTCAAGGCGTTTTCGTCGATGCGTTGCTTGCCGATGTTCTCGGTAGCGTGTCCGAAGAATCGCCGGAACTGTTGAAAAGTCTTGGCTTGGATTCTCTTTTGGAAAGCACCCGAAAAGGAAGTAAGGTACAGGCTGCTACGGTCGATGCCGCAAAGACCTCCGAGGAATTCGAGGCACTGATCCAAAAGTATGACAAGATACTTGTACAGTTTTCCGGCGGTCGGGATTCGACGGTCGTTTTGAACTGGGCCCAAACGATGAGCCTTTTGAAAGATAAACCGGTCGAAGCGATGTTTGTGGAAACTGGAGCGGAGTTCCCTTGCGTTACTCAACACGTTATCAACGTTTGCCTTGCGTTGCAGGTGCCTTTGAAAATCTTGAATCCTAAAAAGCATATTTTGCAACACTATGTCGAAAAGGGACAATGGCCGGATCAGATTTACCGGGACTGTATGCACGAATTCATTCACGCCACGACAGATGGCTATTCGTTCTCTCGCGACGAAAGGGTTTTGGTTGTTCGCGGAGGTCGCAACGATCAACAGACCCGCATTTCAAAATCAAAAGAGTATTTTGAAAAGGAAAAAGGCGGTAAGACCATCGGCGTTCTCGCTCCGTACTATGCGACATCAAAAGAAGAGTACGAAGCGGAGTTACAAAAAGTCGAATCGTTACTTTGGAAGGGATATTCACTTGGATTCGTTCGCACGGCTTGTTGGAACTGTCCTTTTCAGCGACACGAGCAGTGGGAGGCGATGAAGGTTCACTATCCGCTTTTGTGGGAAGCGATGCGGATACAGGCAACCACTTTGAAGTTTCGCAAGGTGCAAAAAGATTCGACAAAAAAGAGTTTCGATGCCTACTGGACGAAACAAAAACCGCTGGAAGCCCAAGGTAGTACTTCCGGCGAATAAAACCCTCTTGACCTTCCGCCCCGCTTGCCGGGCAACGTTGCCGACAAGCGGGATTCTTTATTTTGGCCGAACAGCCCTAAAGCCCGTAAAAAGGGTAAAATGGGCAGTTTTTATCAAAAAAGCAGGTAAAATTTTCTAAAAATTTACCTTTTTTCGGCTTTTTTTGAAAACTTCCTCTTGACCAAGCCGTTATGGAGAGTAGAATTCGAGTATAGTAAAAACGAAGTCGAGACCGCTATGCAAAGGGCGAAACAATGAAACGACTTACCGCAAGCATTCCGCTCCGAATGACAATGGAGGAGAGGGATTACGTGAAGAACGAGGCTGCCAAAGACGGTGTTTCGTTCGCAGCGTGGATTCGGAATAGAATCAATTCCCACAGAGAATCGTCCCGCCTTGACGGGATGGAATCAAGAATCAACAGAATCGAATCTCTTCTTGCCGATATGCAGAAGAGAGTTACGTAGGAGACAAGGAAAGAAGGAGCGTCCGCTCCTTTCTGGAAAACCCCCGCCTTCCGCTAAACACGGGAGGCACGAAGCCCACCGGGCGGAAAGCGGTTTCCCAAGTGAAAGGAGGAACAAGATGTTCACTTTCCTTAAAAAACTGGCCCATAAAATCGGCTTGAAAATTCATTTTTCAACCGAGATTAGGGTGGAGTTCCTTGGAATTGAAGTTACACTTCGATACCCAAAACTCTAACAGTTTCCGGGTTGGGGGCGATAACCCCCCGACTCGGTTTTTACACTTTACCAAAGCCTGCCCTTGGAGTCAAGAGCAGTTTTGATAGGAAAACGGCCTCGGTAGCGGCTGTAACCGCTACC